ATAAAAACATTTTCAGAAATACAAGAATTAAAATGGGATATGTTTTTCTTAGGTGCAAATTTACAAATACCAGCAACTCGCATTTCAGATACTATATTAAAACTAAACGGAGCATATGCAGCCCACGCATATTTTGTACATGAAAGATTTTATGATACTATATTAAATTTACCACATACGTGTGAAATGGATGTGCATTATCACAATTTAATGCCTAATCATAACGTATATATGTGTGATCCGATGATTGCATATCAATTACCATCACATTCTGACTTGCAAGATGAATATCGAGATTATAATGAAGCAATGTTTAACAATTATAAAAGGTTTACTATATGAAAATATTATTAGGATGTTTAAATGCAAATGGATTAGGTGGTAGCGAACTTTACCATTATGAATTAGCCCGCGAATTAGATTTGCTAGGGCATGATGTAACATTATTTACGTTGCGTCAAATAGATTGGACAAATCCGGTTAGAATACAATTAGAACATATACAGCAATTAGATCTAACAAACTTAGATATTACAGAAAAATACGACGTAATAGTAGCAAGTCAACCTGAGGTCAATTTATTTATGTTAGATCATTTTAAAGGAACACCAATTATTAGTATTATTCATTCTGAGATTAGATCAGAAGATCCGGTATTAGATCCTAGAATTTCACAATATGTTGCAATACGAAAACCAATTGCTGATATGTTGATTAATGAATATAAAATTCCAGCATCCAAAGTTTCATTAATTTATAATCCAATTGACCAATCTAGATTTAATTCTAGCAATGTAGTTAAAAAGGAAAAACATTCCGGGATATTTGTTGGAGAAGTATTAGATCCTATACGTTTTAATGCAGTTCAACATATGGTTTATCAATGTATTGAAAATGATTGGGACTTATATATAATGAGTGAGAGTCGTTATAATTTTAATCATCCTAATATAAAATATATCAATAAACAATGGGATACTGAAAATATTGTTAAAACAATGCATTTCACCGTCGGAATTTTATTAGGTCGAACTACATTAGAAGGTTGGTGTTGTGATGTTCCTGGATATATGTATTTAATTGATATCACCGGCAATATTTTATCAATTGAAACAACAACACCTGACTACATTAAACAACGGTGTAATAGCAAATACGTTGCCAGCCAACATATACAATTGTATAAAAGATACATATGAAAAATAACATATCACTACTAGTAGGATTAAAAAATAACTTAGACTACAATAAACACTTTTACGATACAACGAGAGAACTATATCCAGAAGTTGAATTGTGTTTCGTAAGTTATGGGTCAACAGATGGCACTCACGAATGGTTAGAATCATTAACAGATAATAATCTTAAATACTTTTATTCTGCAGAAGAAAAAACATTCGCTGATACATTTAATCGAGCAGCAGAGTTAGCAACAAAGGATTATGTTGCTTATCTACATAATGATATCGTGTTAGCTCCTGGATTTTTAGAAAATCTAGAAAAACATATAGGTCCAGATAATGTGGTGTCATATACCACAATAGAACCGCCTATATTCGCAGGACACGAACGTCCAGGCAAACTTATTCATGATTTAGGCACAGAGCTAGAGACATTTGATAAAGGGGCTCTATACGCATATGTAGAAACACAAAAATCTAAGTATAACAGTAAAACAGAACCAGGTATTACATTCTTTATGTGTATGCCTAGAATCAAGTTATTAGAAATTGGTGGGTTGGATAATTTATTTAATCCAATGTTTTGTGAAGATGATGATTTAATACGACGTTGGGAGTTATTAGGTATGACGTGTTTTACGGCTCTAGATGCAATGTGCTATCATTTTGTAAGCAAGACATCTAGATTCTCAGAAGAATATCAAAATAGAACTCAACAAATCGAATTGCAATCACTTCGAAACTATGTACGTAAATGGGGAACTAGAAGCAAAGCTCCAGTATACCAAATAGGAATACAGGTCACAAATTGCACTAGTGCTATCCTAGAATTGTTAGAGCCATATTGCACCCGTATCTATATAGAAGATGGAATGCAGGTATTAACATCACATTACATTGATTCAGAACAAACAAAGACAAAGTTTGATTTATCTAAACGAATAATGACAACCGAATATAATAATCCACACGATTATGATGATATTGTAGTTGAAATAGATGCAAAGAGAATGACAAATGATGATGCTGCTTATATTTTCATGTTACCAGAAATTATACAAGCATCTGGAGAAATTGGCGAATTCCGTTTAGGCAATCTCAAAATAACAATACATCATCTAGAAACCTACGAAAAAAATCTGATTAAAGTAGATTAAACCATATTTATAATAAAGTTACGATATTGAATCAGTTCCAGCAAAAAGGAATGACTGATGGCGACAAAAAAAAGCTTTATTAAGAGTATGTTAACCGATTGCAAATCCGGAGAAGTATCTTCAAAACGAGTAATTGGTTTTACCGGATTTTTATGTTTGATAATCATGATGTTTATTAATGCATTATATCCAAAATCAATTGCACCTGCTGCTGTCTTAGTAGATGCAATCGAATATATTGTTATTGGAGCTCTATTTAGCACATCCGTAGAAAAATTTGCAAAGGAACCAAAAGATAAGGAACCAGAAATTTAATTTACACAGGAATAACAATGAGTTTGGATTTAACAAAGATAAAGCAGTGGCCATTAAGCGAATCACAGTATTACAAAGAGGAAACAACTAAGAAACAAATCGTATTGCATCATACCGCCGGAAATGCTTCTGCGGTTAATGTAATGCAAAATTGGAATACTGATGATAGAGGACGTATTGCAACGTGTGTATCGATATCAGGGCCCGGCGCAAAGAACTCGGTAGATGGCGAGATAGTTCAAGGATTTAGTTCAAAGCATTGGGCATATCATTTAGGTATCAAACAAGAAGTCTTTAGAGCATACAAAGTTCCACATCAAATAATAGATAAACTTGCAATCGGTATTGAAATTTGCAATTGGGGACAATTAGAACTAGTTGGTGGAAAATACATTAATTATGTAGATCGAGAAGTTCCAGCAGATCAAGTTACTACCCTAGCAACTCCATATAAAGGATATACTCACTTCCATCGCTATTCAGATGCACAAATTGAATCAACCCGGGATCTTTTAGTGTATTGGTCCAAGTCATATGGAATTGATCTTAAATTTGACTACAATCAAATGTTTACCGTTAACACAAAAGCATTATCTGGAACTAATGGGTTATATTCTCATAACAGCTACAGAAAAGATAAAGTTGATATTTATCCATGTCCACGAATGATACTCATGTTAAAAACATTGTAAGAACTATTTATATGAAAACAACCACATTGATTATAGCATTATCCCTAACTACCGTAACATCATTCATATGTTCATATTTTTTCAAACTAACCCTGGATAATTTTGAGCAATATCTTGCAGTAGTTGCAACCGTATTATTAGATGGATTCTTTGGAGTGATTGCCGGCATTCGTCGAGAAGGATTCCAAACATTCAAAGCATTAAAAGTATTACGCACCATGTTCATATGGGTTATGTTTTTAACTACCATATTAATTGTAGAACAAGGATTCCCTGGTACTGGTTGGTTAAGTGAAACTATACTTGTTCCATTCATAGTATTTCAATTACTGAGTGCACTTAAAAATGCATCGATGTCTGGATTTATTAAAGCTGATATGATAAATACTATACTAGATAAATTTGATAAACATAAAGGTGAACGTCTTTGATTATATCAGATTTTTCATTATATTATTAATATGAATTATCGATATATACTATTCTCATTTCTTTTATTTTTAGTTGGACAAGTGCTCGTTTGGGTACAAGTTAATGGTCCACTTATATGGCCTTGGGCTAAGACTTGGAAATTAGGATTACTTGTCCTAGGCATTCCAATCACGGCATTGTTTATGGAAGCAACCCGTTTAATAGTTGCAGGATTCGGAGGTCTATTCTGGCCTGGTAGATTCGTATCATTTGTTGCTGGAATATTCATATTTACTTTGATGACTTACATATTCCGGGAAGAGGCAATCACAATGAAAACGGGAATATCATTGTTGTTAGCATTTTCTTTAATTATAGTCCAGCTCTTTTGGAAATAATCATATTTATTAATATATGATTCAGGAATATAAAACACAGAGCACACTTAATCCATTACTATGGGACGGCGATCAGTTGAAACCAAAACTAAGAATTGGGTTCATGAAGATTGCAAAAGCATTTTATGATTTCCTAGAAATAGAAACTAGCATCGAGGACGTACTTCTTATTGGTAGCAATGCTAATTATAATTGGACTAAATTCAGCGATATTGATTTGCATGTTGTAGTTAATTATATGAGTGTTGGCGACAATATGCATTTGGTTAGCAATTATATGCACGCCAAAAAAAGTAATTGGAATGTGAATTACCCATTAACATATAAAGGAACGCCCATAGAGTTATATGCCCAGGATTCGAATCAAGATCTACATTCAACAGTTGGCATATATTCAGTTCGAGCCGGCAAATGGTTACAAAAGCCAAATGCTGACATAGTATCTATAGATGATGCCGCGATCCAATTAAAATCAGAACCATATGAATATGAGATCGATCAATTAACAGATGCTGATCCAAAAGCAGAATTCAAAATTAAAAATTTAAAACAACGATTACGACATCTTCGCCAAACTGGTTTAGAAGCCGAAGGCGAATACTCAATTGAAAACATGGCATACAAACATCTTCGTAATCAAGGATATCTCGAACGATTAAACCGACTAGAACAATCTATATCAAAAGGACGTCTGGAGATAGAAGGTGTTGTAAATGAACTGGATTTACCTAGTATAAAGGATAAAACCAAGCAGCAAGTAAAAAAGTTCTTCGGGGCAATGAAAACTGAGACGGATGAGACTAAACAAGCCATGAAGATGCTTCTTCAACATATCAATGGAAAGAAGCTAACCTCCGACGAATGGAAGTGGGTTCGCAATCAATTAGGAGACGTAATTAAAATGCTAGGTCTTACCACATTAGCAATTGCTCCAGGTGGAAGTCTAGTTGCCGTATTAGCAAAAGCCCTTAAAATGGATAAATACATATTACCATCATCGTTACAGAAAGATGCTGAGAAAGAGATTACAGAATCTTTGATAATGCACGTAACAAAAAGAAAATCATTGAACCCAGCAGACTGGACTTCAATCATTAAAAAATCAGGAGCAGTGACGGATCCTAGAGGACAATGGGATCACCCAGGACGTTGCACAATGATCCCTACTGAAGATGGTGCTATCACCATGAAAGATGTAGCCCACAAGGTATTGGGAATAGATGACACCGGCCATATGCTAATGATGCACCCAGAACATGATTATCAATTTCCAGGACGCAATGTATTTGAGATTCCACACACTGCTCAATATCAAACAATGATAATGCAATTGCAACAATCTATTAACAATGGAGGTATCGATGCAAAGTAGAGGACTAGGGGATGATATTAAAAAGATAACCTCAGCAACCGGGTTAGACCAAATTGCAAAGCGAATAGCACAACTGTTAAATGAAGATTGTGGCTGTGATGATCGACAAGAATGGGTCAATGAAAAAACAAAAAACTGGCCAATGTATAAAAATAGAAACAAGGATAAATAATGGCAATATTAAATAAAACAGGTATCACAAATGGTGGAACTATACAAGCAGAACATGTAACTCGTACAATTGATGCATTGACTGGTGTTAGCACAGATACAATTATAGCAACCGGTTCATTTACAGGATCTTTCACCGGACCACTTACTGGCACTGCATCATTTGCTACATCCGCATCTAGGGCAGTATCGAGTTCATTTGCTACATCAGCATCTCGGGCAGTATCAAGTTCATTTGCAACTACAGCAAGTTATGCATTGAATGCTACTGCTGGAAGTGGTCTACAATCTTTACAATTTACACATGATGCTTGGGTAACTGCATCCGCAACTCCAGTTTATTATGGTAATTATCCTGTAGCTCCAACTACTTTAGGTAGGGTAGCAGTCATTAGTCCATATACCGGTACGTTGGTTAGTGCTAGTATATCTGGTCATATGGAAAATCCTGGTGGTGGAGCTAAGTTGTCACTTTGGGTAGTACGAGGCGTTGCTGGAGCTGTTAGCATGTCTTTAGGGGTCGGCGACAGTGGTACCATAAATACTGATGAGTATTTTAGTGGATTTACATATACACGAGATCCTGCAGAAGTAGCACCACCATTTACAGCATCTTTTGGTGATACGCTATCAATTAAACTGCAATCCAATGGCACTGTAAATGGATTAAATGCTTATACTACAGTAACACTGTTATTTAAACCATAACATATTTATATAAAAGGAAAATTATGAAACTTACAAAAGAACAAGTACTAGGAATTATTAGACACACATTAACATTTGTTGGTGGTATCTTAATTACTCGAGGATTATTAGATGAAACAATGATAACTGAATTGGTTGGTGGTGTATGCACACTTACTGGAGCAATTTGGTCTATCGTAGCAAAAAAGGCATAATATGCATAATGTTGGAGGAAATGACGCTAGAACACAAAATTACATGTTCTTTCAAAATTTAAAGACAATACATCATGCCGTTGGTGAATTATTAAAAATGGATCCGACACGCGTAGATAGTATGTTAAGTGATGGGCATGCATGGGCAGTAGATCATATTTCGACTTCAGCTGATGATGTTGAAGAAGTATATCATTTCATCGAAAGCCATTGCAGTAATGATGATTCATATAATTCGCAACAACCACAATTTGTCCCAGCTGATTTTAAAAATCATTTAAAACAAATGATGGGTGAGCGAATTGAAAAGACAGAAACTGGTTATTTTGCTATAACGGAGACTGGGCGTAGATTATCAAAAACTCCTAAATCAAAAAAAGATGCACTTAAACAATTAGCGGCAATCGAAATTTCAATGAATAAAAAATAAATTATATGGCATATTTAAATGCAAATATTCCAATTACTAATTGCTTAATTAGAAATGAGTTTCTATTTAATAATGAAAAAGGAAAAGGAGAATTTACTCCTTGCGATGTACATTCAGTTGCATCAATACAAGGAAGAACTCCTTTGTTTGAGGCATTCCTAGAGAATGGAGTTAATTGGACACGAAGACCTATACATGCCTTTGTATGGAAAGAAGATGCAGAAACATTAGATTTAACTGAGTATATTTATTGGGATTGTTTTAGCCCTTATATTGATGTCAAAGTTAGAGAACGGTTGTCAGGTTTAAGAGCAGATTTAATATCAATAAGCGGAGTAAAACGTCAAGGCACTTATTTATTCACCCTTGATTGGTCTCACGAAAATAGAAACAATCTTGATTTAGGATTTTCTGAGACACCTGAACACAAGTGTGGACATGTATTCAAAATGGATAACGGTAACTACTTCATTTATCCTAACAACAGAATAATTTGGTTTGACAGAGCATGGACATATAATCGAATAGACAAGAATCCGGGATATAAAATTGATATGACCATATATTCAGTGGAAAATAAAAGCAACTACGAAACAGATTATAATTATATGACTGAATTTAATAAGGATAAATCAAGTAAGTAATATTTATTAATATGAAACTAATGAATTTACTTTTTGAATCAAAAGATAAACAAGAAACTTTTGAAACATTTGCTGACACGCGAGAAGCGGGAGCTGAAAAGATATCTAATACCGCAAAAACAAAAGGCGGACTAGCTTTATTAACTTGGCATCACTTCAAAGTGAAACTTCCATACTATAAACGTGCCGCCGCCGGCAAATTTGATTTAGTAGAAGCTCAAAAAGAATTTGATGCTACATATAAAAAAATATCTTCATCAATGACTCAAATTGAATTCCAACGCGAAGTAGGTCGATTAGAAGTATTAGGCGAATTGATTATACACGAAACTAAAAAATGATACGGTTAAAGAACTTATTATCAGAATCAATAGAATCCGATCCGGCATTTGTAGACTATATAGTATCAGTAGAAGGAACAGGACCAGGATCATCTCCAGAAACTGGTCATAAAGCGTATAAAGATTCAGTTGGCGTATGGACAATTGGATATGGCCATGCAGCTACAAGCGATCCAAATGTAAAACCAGGCCTAAAAATTAGTGATGCAAAAGCTAAACAATTTTTAAAAACTGATTTAGCAAATGCAGAACAAATTGTTAAAGACTATATTTCAAAAAATTATCCCAGCAAGAAGTTAGAACAAATTCAATTGAAGATGTTAACTGACTTTACATTTAATGGTGGGCAAAAAATGCTTTCTAAGTTTCCAAAATTCATTACAGCTGTAGTAAATAAGGATTGGAAAACAGCTTCTCAGAATTATAAGAGATATGGCGGCGGGAAAGAATTAACGGATAGAAACACTAAGTTTTATAATATATTCCTAAAACCATTATTAAATAAAAAAGCAACACCAGCAGACGTTGCGGACCATGGTAAACCGATAGTTGGCCAGATATTATATCCTAGAAATAGAACATCGGCTAATTATGCAAATGTACGTACTTCTCCAGAAGTTAATACTGGATTAATTAATAACTTGCAGGTTAAAATAACATGGCCAAGTCCAGTAGGTAAGATTATTTCTACAAAACGAGATGATAAAATGAATACATGGTATCAAGTAAAATTAATGCCAGGTATTGGTAACGGAACCGGTTTAGGTTGGGTACGATTTGACAATGTAACTACTGATAAAAATGCTAAATATCTTTAAGATTTAATTGGTTATTTATAGAAATTTTTATATATTATAGTATGGATGAGAATTTTATAGATAAATTATTGATAGCATCTATCAACCTTATGAAAACAGATTCATGGGATTGGCCAGATGCTTGGGATACTGATCGGAAACATCGATTCTTACAAGCATGTCTCCAATATGCCGAGAAAAATGAGTTTTATGAACAATGTGCAATCATTCGCGATGTCGAAAAAACAATCAACTAAACCACCTCGAGGACAATGGCAAGTTAATGTGCTTAATGATGACCACAATACATTTGATCACGTTATAGACAGTTTAATGGAGGTTTGTAATCATAGTTATTTACAGGCAGTACAATGTGCTACAATCATACACCGAGTAGGAACAGTATCAGTGTTTGTAGATTTTTGGGAGTTTTGTGAATCAGCAAGACAAGAACTACATTCATTAGGATTAACAGTAACAATCACAAAATATAAAAGTTATGAGTAAATGGTTTATTAGGCTTCGCATTGGATTACTCCATGCAACATATCATCGGAACATTAAAAAAGCTGATGCTGCTAGAGAATTATTAGATATCATTAAATTTAGAAAATACGTTTATAAAGCTGAAGATGCTTGGCGTAAATTAGTTTTATTAACCGAAAAAATAACGGAAAAACAGTTATGAGTAAAAAAGATGCTAGGGCCGGACAATCTCCAAAAGATGCCGCAATTAACCTGATGGATAAATTCATCACACGAAATTCAAATAGAGCAAAGGATAAACCAGTATTACCAGGCCGCCGAAAAGATGCCAACGTACCATTAAATCTTTGGCCACTTAAAGATCAATTAGAATATTGGGAAAATAGAACCCCAGCCGATCGATTCGATTCCGAGTACAGTGTATATTCAACTTGGTACAATGTAGTTAAAACACAATCAGGACTATATCACGCAACTTTCTTAGATTTAGTCAGCAAATTGAAACCGGTTATGGTTGAGATGTGGGAAAATAAAATGTTTCCTAAACAAGCAATATTAGAACTACGTAAACACGGAGTATATTAATAATGAGTGATCAGCCACAATATAAGTATGTATATGGCAGGGGTCGCTCAGCAATGGACTTGCCGGAATCTGACATTCGATATGCTATAGCAAATACACAGTCAAATGCAGAAGCAGCACGGTTTTCAAAAGTATCATTCACAACGTGGAAGAAGTATGCATCAATGTATATTGATCGGGAAACCGGCAAAACGTTGTATGATATGCACACTAATCAAGCCGGCGTTGGTATTCCAAAAGATACTAGTAGAGCCGACGGTAGTCCATACAGTATCGATTTGATTCTACAAGGTCAGTATCCAAAGTATCCGGGATGGAAACTTCGCAATCGATTATTAGCTTTAGCAATAATGCCAGAAGAATGTACAAGCTGTGGATATGCAGAACGCAGAGTCACAGATGATACTGTTCCACTGCTACTTGATCATATGGATGGCGATATCACAGACCCCCGCATTGAAAACATACAACTGCTTTGTCTTAACTGTTATTATCAGCAAGTAGGAGCACCATTTAAAGCAGATAAAGAAGCATTTTGGAATTATAACAATTTATCTGATTAGTATATTTATTAATATGATACGATTAAAACATATACTAGAACAGACAGTCATTGGTAGAGATAATGTAATAAGAACAGCATATAATCGGATTGTTACAGCATCAGCTGGACTAGGTACTGACCCGGATGCAATTGTAGCTGCAATTGGTTTACTAAAAACACCTACGGAATTTGCACAATTATTAACACTATTCAAAAACAAAGAAACTGGATATAGCAATTTTGTTGATATGATAAATAAAGAATATGACAGATTTAATTATAACGATATAGTTAAACTAGTTAACAAATTAAAATCTTCTGCAGGTGTTCATTCAACGTTTGATATTGGCAAAAATAAATTAGGAGGATTGCGATTCCTCGGAAAATTTCAAATTACACATATACCATCAGATATCGCATATAAACTAGGAATAATAAAAATAAATAGCGCATGTAAAACTAAATGGAATACTGCATTACCTAAGGCTGTTGCTTTTTGGCGAAATTGGTTAAAAGATCCAATAACTCGTGAAAAAGTAAAAAACAATTGGGCAGATAAGAAATATGCCGCAGCTAATAACACTCTAACAGTTGCAGATGCTTTTGATAGTTATGAGGAATCCTTATCCAATCTAAAATTAATATTTTATGATAATACAATGGCCATGGTAGGAAATCAACCCGCACTGCCAAATGCTTATGCATTTGTATCCGACAATGATGCATATGGAATTTATGTAAATTGTTCATTAAATGACCCCGATGTATATGGTACGTTGATACATGAAATACAACATATCATATATGATATTAAACCATTAAATCCAGCTAAAAAAATAAGAGATGCATTTGTAACTAGTAAAACCGTTAAGCAAACTACACATCAGATTCAGACATCACTACCAGCTAAAAATACTAAAATAAGTTCTTACGTTGAAATTATTAAGAATACTGCTACAAAATTAGGAATCGATCCCAAATATTTAAAGTTTTGGAAAAAGAATGCAGTAACCTATACAACTAGTAGTAGCGATCCATATTATATTTGTAGAGAAACTGAAAAAATGTCGAACATCATGTCGATTAGAAAAACATTAAACATAAAACCAGGTGGCGTTATAACATATAATATGTTAAAACCGTATATTACGTTACAAAAAACCGATGGTGATATGGATTGGTTTTTAATGTGTTGGGCTATAAATAATTTTACAGATATAAATAAAATGTTAAGTAAAATAAATCAATTAGCAGCAAATCAAAGTAAAACAAATAAAACACCTGGTTCTAATTTAGCTTAAGAATAATAATGGTATCACTAAAAATGCTTATAATAGAAGGCCGGTATGATAGTATCGTGACTGAATTGTCTCGTAAACTACTAACGGTTATAAAAGATAGTTTCTTTGCTACTCAGAATCCTACGGGGGAGTTCTCCGGACAAAAGATTCATTTCAAACAAGGAGAAACCGTTCCTGATATTGACAATGATGATGAATTTGAGAAGATTTGGTTTGAGGAAGTTGAAAATCCAGATATCCCATTAGACTTTTATTTAGCCCTTAAGGTTCAGTGGAT